AGAAAAAAATGTGGATAAAAAAAATAAAAATAAATAATTTCAGAAATTATAAAAAAGCAGAAATAGAATTTGACAAAAACATAAATATAATATATGGTGATAATGCACAAGGAAAAACAAATATTCTGGAGAGTATATATTTCTTGTCTAATCTGAAATCATTGGGGGCATTAAAAAATTCAGAGAACCCAAAAACGCTCGATCAGATCCAAGGGTTGTTTGACCCTGTAAGCCTACAAATATCAAATCTCAGCTACATGGATGTGAAAATCAAACCGGGAAGTGTAATATACTGTGATATCCCGTATATAAATACGGCTAAATATAAATATCCGTTTAATCATGATGAGTTTTATGATTGGTGCATGCTCCACAAAGGGCATATATTTATATCGGAGTATAACATGCCAAATGATAGGTTTAGGATTGTATGGCAAAAACTTAAGAGATGTACCATGTCGTCCGCATGCAACTCAAAAGTAGTAATTGAAAAAATTTACATACCAATATAAACAACTAAAAGAAATGAGCAAATACAGGAACATAATCGAGGTGCAGGTAGACAAAGACACGCCTGCAAGGGAGGAATTTTTATACAGGGGTTTTACTTGCCCACACTGTCACGGTAAAGGATTCCGCTGCGAATCGAGGAAGAACAAACCATGCGAGTTTTGTGATGCCACAGGCAAGCTCAAGGCGCATATCACTATTGATTTTTTACCGGATCATGATTGACAACTGGGGCGCACTCGACAAAAAGACAAATGGGAAAGTGACGGCTTTTACCTACATCGTCCTGTGGCTGCATGACCGTGTATACAGCCACTCGACCGACCTGTATTACGGGGTCAGGAAATCGAAATACTACCGTCATGCCGTTAAGAAGACGGTGAACGAGATATACAACGAGGCGAGCGTGGCGTGCAACGAGAGCTTCTCCATCTTGGGAAAGAGCGCACTGTTCTTGTCCGAGGTCAACGGGAACGTGAGCGGCAGCATGGAGAAACACATAACGGTCTACAAGTATGCGGTGCAGCAGGCCCTGTTGGATGCCGGGGTGGGTGGAGAGGCGAACGAGCATGCATCACAAGCGAGCGTGGTCAACATGCTTGCGCAGGTGCTGTCATACGTCATCGACGATTTCAGGCGGATGGCATTGACCCCTTGGAGGGTTAAGAACAACCCGTTGGAGTACATGAGGCAAGAGCCGATAAGGTACAAGACACAAAAGCTGGCCAACCTCCTGGCGGACAACCGTGAGGCCGTGAACCTGAACAAGTCGAAGCGGGTGGTTGACGCTTTCTCCTGCTTCACCAACGCCCTTTTCGCCGGCGGCGTGTTCGGCGGTGCGATTGAAAAAGCGGAAAAGGAAATAGAAGAAGTTGAAAAAATAGCTTATCAGGAATAACATGGACATGGAAGAAATGGAAGCGGAAATAAGGATGCTCAAGCTTAGGATTGAGCGCAACGAGAGGATCAAATGCCATTTCGTGGCCGCAAGGCTGAAACGGGAATTGGCGCAGTTGGAAAACGAATTAAAGGAATGCGGATATGGAACAGAAAGAAGCAGGACAGAAGATTACAGCCTATAAGGGCTTCGACAAGAATTTCCAGTGCAGGGGATTCCAATATGAGGTCGGCAAGGAATACAAATCGGGGAAGCCGGTCAAGGTATGCAGGTCTGGATTCCACGCCTGCACGAACCCTTTGGAAGTATGGGATTACTATCCTGTCTACAACTCACGGTTTGCGGAAGTCGAACTGGGCGGGGTGATTGACAAGGAAGACGGTAGCTCTAAAATATGCTCGTCAGAAATCAAGATAAAGAAGGAGCTGACGCTATCTGATTACATTGGTCTTTGCGTTGCAAAGATGAATGACCTTGCAAAGGTTGGAGACAATTCTGCCAAAATCTGCTCTTCGGGCGATTCCACCAAAATCGGTTCTTCGGGCTATTCTGCCAAAATCTGCTCTTCGGGCGATTCTGCCCAAATCGGCTCTTCGGGAGATTCTGCCCAAATCGGCTCTTCAGGCAATTCTGCCCAAATCGGCTCTTCGGGCAATTCTGCCCAAATCGGCTCTTCGGGAGATTATGCCGTGATAATGTGTGCCGGAATCAAAAGCAAAGCGAAAGCCAAGAAAGGGTCGTGGATAACATTGAGCGAATGGGAGATAGAAAATGGAAGATATGTGCCTGTTTGCGTCAAGACCGAGCAGGTGGACGGGGTTAAAATCAAGGAGGACACATGGTATGAGCTGAAGGGCGGTGTGTTTGTGGAAACAAGAGTGGATTTATAAACAAACCGAAAGGAGTCGAAGAATGAAACAAGAAGGTATTGAACAGGAGGCAAATGACTATGCCAATGAAAATATGCGGTATCCCGGTGAAATTTCCTATGAAAGTGACATAGAAGAAATGATGAAATGCTTTGCAGATGCTTTCAAAGCTGGTGCGAACTACCGCATTAACCATGCGTGGCATAAGGCGGAAGAACTACCACAGTCCAATGCGTGGGTTTTAGCGCAAATCGGAAACGATTGTTTTGACACCTTCATTATGAAGGTAGAAGCCGACAGGTGGGAACGGTGTTGTAAAGGGCTTAACGTCGTCCGCTGGGCATACATGGAAGATTTGTTACCGAATACGGAGGATTGAATACATGAAAGCAATAACGATTAAACAGCCTTGGGCAAGCCTTATTGTGTCCGGGCTGAAAGACATAGAAAACAGGTCTTGGAAAACGAACTTCCGGGGGCGTGTCCTTATCCATGCAGGGGAAACTGTATCGAAGAACGGGTGGCGTGAAATGAACCAAAGACAAATCGATGTTGCGGCAAACACAAAGATGATGGGAGCGATATTTAATGAACTCCCATTTGGCGCAATCATCGGCAGCGTTGAGATAGTTGACTGTGTCCAAAACCACCCGTCAATTTGGGCAGAAAAAGGTGCTTGGAACTGGGTACTGGCTAACCCGGTCATGTTCCCCGAACCGATTACAGGGGTGAAGGGAAAGTTATCGTTTTGGAATTATGATTGCGGAGAAAGAACGGGGGCAAAAGCCCGGTAGATTAGATATAATAGCTTATGATGAAGATAGGTGAAGACATAAAAGGGCAATTGATAAAGATGACATTGAAAGCAATTGAGGAAACCCACAAAGGACTTATTTGGGAAATACTTAATTATATGTCAGAAAAAGCGAGATTAGGGGAGCATGTCTGTCATCGTATATTCGAAAAAGAGGAATATACGACTGCGAAAAAATCTCCTATTTTTTCAAGGAAAAAGGCTTTTGTGTGTCTTTAGATACACATTACAAAAACAAAGAAGCTTATCATGAATTGACCCTTATATGGGATTGATTTAAATTTTATCAATATGGATTTAAAAGAGAAACATGCAAAATTATGGGATTTGTATTGGACTAAATTTGTCAATACGAACCCGGTGGTCAGCGGCTATTGCGTGCCGCTGGAGTATATCAGCGACAATAAGGGGTATGCAGGGGACGGCACTATCAACATGGCGGAGCTGTTGACGCTGCTGCAACTGCGGAGGAAGAACGGGCGCAAAAGCCCGGTGGAAGTGCTGGACGTGCTGATTTCGCTCGGCAGGCTGTCCGACACCGCTTGGGCTTATTACGCCGACAAGTTCCCCGGCATCTTGTCCCGTCTTGGATTTGAGGGCAATCCGTTTTTTGTGCGTGATGACATAAACCACGACACACGGGAGCAGCTGGGGTTGGATAAAATGGTAAGCAACTACTTGATGCTTAACCAAGAGGAGGGCGAGGACCCGTGCCACAGCCCGTTTGTGAGCCAAGACCAAGTTTGGAACTTGCTGCCCACCCTCTACCACGCATACACGCACGGGTACGAGGCGAAAGGGTGGATAGCGAACGTGCTGCAATGGATCGTGGACAACAAGTATGTCATCTACAACCCTTGGATGGGCAGGATTGTCCATTTCCACAAGTACTGCCCCCCGCTCAATATGCCGTACGACAAACGTAAGGAGGACAGGGAGAAGGCATACAAGGAGAATTTTAAAGTGAAACGTGGTGCGGACAACTGGTATTACAGCGGCGGCACTTTGGCGGCACTGGACAGGTTCAACGGCGACAGGACGTGGCATTGGCGAAAGGCTGTTTTTAAGCTGGAAACCTTTGTTATCGACCGAATTTTAGAGCCTGTTTACAAGCTGTTCGGACGGAATTTTAAACGGCACGCCATTTACTGCTACGGTGCGGTCGCCCCCGAGGTTTGGGCTGGAAATTACAAAAAGAGGCTGACGGAGAGGTTTGTCGAGGAGATAAACAAAGGCAACCTCTTTGAGCCGGAAGTCGCCTTTTTGTACGGTGACACCTCCAAATACCCGCTCGACAAGGTGCGTGAGTGGCTCGACAATTACGAGTACAAGGAGACGGGCAGGATAGACAGCCCCGTGCAATTTTTGTATGTATACGAGTGGTATGCCGGTAATGGAGGTAAGGTGGAGTAACCTACGGCTCTCCTATATGTGCGACAATAACGGCTACATGTTTAGGTGTCAATAGCCTTTGACCGGGCATGTAGCCGGATTTGGACAAAGCCTCCGCCATCTGTGTTGTGCGCATCCAAGATTAGAGGTTAATGAGTGTTAATGCGATGAAAATACAAAAAATTATTTTATATTTGCCGCAAAAGGGAGACAATATGTTTAAAATCAAAGAGACCATTGCCAACATCCGAACCTTTATGAAAGGAGAAAAAAGGAACGACAGCTTCCCATCATCAGGATATACGTTCAATTCTATGAGCGCAAACGGCTTGGCTTTTGGCATGACTACAGAGAGGGCTATGAGATTTTCGGCGGTGTATGCGGCTATCCGCCTAAGGAGCAATGCCATCGCAAGTTTGCCCAAAACATTGTATAGCATATCCGACAACAGGCGTGAGACGGCGAAAGACCACCCTGTTTATAAATTATTAAAAAACAAACCGAATCCATTTCAAAATCCATTTGTTTTCTGGAATTTCATCAATACCTGCGTAGACGGCTGGGGCAACTCGTTTGTACTCATCAAGCGGGAGGTATCGGCAACCCCAAAAGCTTTGATACCTATCCACCCTACGCAGGTGATGATTTCCGTCCAAGCCGGGAAAAAGTACTACAACGTGTATGGCACAAAATACTATGACGGCATTTATTCGGATGAGGACATGATGCACTTTTATTTTTACTCCATTGACGGGATAAAAGGAGTAAATCCAATCGAATACAATGCGGGGGCGATAGCGTCAGGCATCGGGGCGCAGGAATTTGGGAACGAGTATTTTGAAAACAAAGGAAACATCCGGGCTGTCATCGAGACGGAAGAGCGCATTAACAAAGACAACGCAAAGAAATTTTTGGACAACTTCGAGGAATCCAAAAAGTACGGGAATCCGCTGTTGACACATGGGTTTAAATGGAAAAATATCACGGCGCAGCCGGACTCATCCCAGATGATCGAGAGCAAAACGTTGTCCATACAGGACGTGGCACGTATTTTCATGGTCCCGCCGCATTTGCTTGGCGACCTCTCACGGTCTACTTTTTCCAACATCGAGCACCAAGACATTGAATTTGTCAAGCATTACGTCCGACCGACCGTCAAGATGTATGAGCAAGAGATAGACCGAAAGCTCCTTTTTGAGGACGAAAGAAATAAAATAGAAAGCAAATTTAACCTTGACGGATTATTAAGGGGCGACATGTCCGCAAGGGCTGAGTATTACCAAAAGGCAGTGTTGAGCGGGTGGATGAACCGGAACGAAGTCCGGCAAATGGAATACTTGAACCCGGTTGCAGGATTGGACGAGATGCTATACCCGGGGAATGAAAACAAAATAAACGATAAAAATGAAGAAGAGTGAAGCAATCAAAACAAGGACGATACCCTTTGTCTTTAGCGATGAGACAAGGGACTCGTACGGGACGGTCATACCTGCCAAAAGCTGGGATTTAAGCCGGTTTAACAAAATAGGCATAGCCTTGTACAACCATGCAAGCTACGGTAACGACCCCGACAACGTAATCGGGAGCGCAAGGGCATGGGTCGAGGGGAAACAGCTGTTGGGCGAAATCACATTTGAGGCGGAGGAATTGAACCCGAAAGCGGAAAAAGTATTTCAGAAACTGTTAGCCGGCACGATTAAAGGATGTTCTGTTGGATTCAGGAGCGACGGAAAAGGAAAGTTCGGAGAAGGAGAAGAATCCATTGACGGGAAAAACCCGACCTATTATTACCATAAATGCGAGCTCATAGAGATATCGGTGACTCCATTCCCGGCGAATCCGAATGCCAAGGTACGCAGCGAGCGGGCTGGCGAAGAGGAGGATGAAGAACCCGAGAACAATTATAGATATGCGGAGGTTAGGAGCTTTGACCCCGAGGACAAAGGAGAAGAAAAGGCTGACGAGATGCTGGACGAGTCGGTCAGAGCCGTATGCGCAATAGGGGAGAGTGTATTATCAGTAAACAAAATCAATTATTAATAATCAGTATTATGAGAGAGAAAAAGGAGGTAATGAGGGAGCTGAACGCAGCGGTGGAAGCTTTGCGTTCGATGGATCGTCAAAAATCAACGGCAGAAGAGCTAAGGGCTGCATCCGAATTGGTGGAGCGTTTGACGGGAGAATTAAACGAAATCAACTTAGCCGAGGCAGCCGACAGGGCAGCCGCACAAGCGCAAACGGAGCAGCAAGACCGTGGATTGAACGGTATTGCAAAGCGTTTTTCGTTTGCCAAATTTATTGCGGAGCTGGGCGAGGGTAGAGGATTGACCGGGGTAGAAGCGGAAGTCGCACAGATGGGTCAAGAGGAAGCGGCACGAAACAACATCAAATTGTTAGGTGCAAGCATACCGACCTCTATCCTTAACGCACGAGGCACTTTGCAAACGGCAGGCACACCGGAAGAGGGAGGCCTGTTGATAGGCACAAGCAAACAGTATCAAGAGGCTTTACGCAGCCGCCTTGTCTTGGCTCAAGCGGGAGCGACCTACGTTGGCGGCTTGACAGGCAACATCGAGCTGATTGACGGTGCTAAGATATCCGTGCAGTGGGAGGGCGAAAACGACGAGGTAGCCGATACCGTCAAGCAGTTTAGCTCACGCACGGCGAAGCCGAAACGTTGCGCCATCAGCGTGCCAATCTCCAAGCAGCTTGCTATCCAAAGCTCTTTTGATGTGGACAATATCATCCTTAACGATTTTTACGCAGCGCATGCCGTTGCGGTCGAGCAAGCCGCCATCAACGGGTCAGGCGCAACAAGCCCGACCGGATTGATGCAAACGGAAGGTATCAAGACGCTTGAGCTTGCGACAAACGGGGCTGAACTTAGCTGGGATGCGATGGTCAACCTCGAGACCGAGATAGCTGCGGTGGATGCGGACACGAGCAGCATGGCGTACATCACAAACGCAAAGGCAAGGGGATTTTTAAAGCGAACCCTTAAGTCCGCAGGAGTAGCCGGGTATATTTGGGACAACAACGAGATAAACGGGTACAGGGCATTTATGAGCAATTTAGTACCATCCAACCTTGTAAAAGGTTCGTCGGGCGAAAAATGCTCCGCAGTATTGTTTGGCGATTGGTCCAAGTTGTGGATCATGACTTGGGGAGGCCTGGACATTGTCGTGGATCCGTACACGCTGAAGAAAAAAGGTGCTTACGAAGTGACCCTCAATGCCTACCACGACGTGTTTGTAAGACGCAAAGAGGCATTTGCGGTAATCAAAGACGCTTTGGCATGAGGATTCGGTTTTTAAGACCTGTGGCAGGATATGCGTACTCCGAGGGCATGGTAGGGGATTTGGCAGATGAGCGAGCCATCGACCTGCTGTCCAATGGGTACGCAATACCCGAGACAAGCGAGGAGAGCGACCTCCCGCAGGATTGCCCGGTAAGGAAATTGCTGATTAAGGAAGGTCTCAATACGATAGAGAGAGTCAAATCCGCATTACCCGTGCTTGCCGACATCAAAGGCATCAGCAAGGCGACAGCGGATGAAATTGCAAAAAAAGTAGAATCATGGACATAGCGCAGTGCCCTGTAACGGTCGAAGAGCTTAAAAAACAGCTGAGGATTACCACCGACGATTTTAATAGCCAGCTGGAGGTAAATTTGCTGGCGGCGGCGGAATGGTGCGAACACTATTCCGGTAGGAAAATCGGAAGCTTCGATGATTTTCCGAAATCCTTGCACGTTGCGATTTTATTGTATGCGGCGGAGCTGTTTGAGAATCCTATCGATCATGTTTCGGAGCGCACGACGGCGGCACAAAGATTGGCAGACCCTTTGATATGGCAAGAGACTACAACATAGGATGGTTTACCGAGCCGGTTGCTTTTTTGCAACCTGTAAAGAGCGTGACGGACACAGGCGAGCGTACCGTGTCTTACTATGACGAGCGTGTACATTATTGTGAGGTAGACGATATCAAATACTCAGACGAGTTGACGCAGGAGGCATTAGCAGAGGAGCAGACGCACACGCTTAAGACTTGGACGGTCGATAAGGCATCAACGGAGTGGAGGGTGCGATACCGGGGGTACATCTACAATATCATACGCATAGAGCATCAACGTAATAACAAAACCATCTACTATATCAGGAGGACGGATTTATGCAACGAGTAAACAAAGCGTTATATGCCTTTTTGGCAAAATGGACACCCGAGGGTACAAGCGTCTATCCTGTCGTGGCGGACGAAGACGCTGTTTACCCTTATTGTGTGTTTTCGTGCGACAGCCTGCTTACCAAGCGGACAAAAGATGGTATTTATTCTTACGTTTATCAATACAGCGTTGATATTTGGGGTTGCGCTTTTAACCAGTCCGACAGGGTAGCCACCTCGATTATGGCTGCAAGCGAGGAGGACGGTGAGATTAGGTTTGACAACCCGACCGGGAAACTGTCCGCGACACTCATAGGGGCTGAGACGGCTTATTCAGATGGTGGCTTTGTGCAGCGTTTGACCTACGAGGTAAAGTATGAGGGAGAGGTTGTATGAGCGGATTCGAGGTAGACGATTTAGACCTGCGCAAGGTGTTGGACAGGCTGGGAGAACAAAAGACATCAAGGATGATTTTATCCTCGATGCGCAAGGGTCTGAATATCATAGCCAAGGAGACGACCCTACGTTTCAAGACAAACCGCAGGGGATTCGCCGGGAAAAAGGTAGTCAAACGGTCCAGGGGCGGAAAAGAAAAAGAGGTGCAGCTGAAGGTGGCAAAAGTTGTTATCAGCAACAAAGAGCAGACCGCCAAAGTCCATATCATGGAGGACTACCGGGTCAAATGGTTTGAATCCGGAACGAAGGAGAGAAAGACAAAAGGACGGAAAATATACAGGGGATACTGGAAGGGCAAGAAAAAGCTCCTACAGAGGCTTGGGAAAGGGCATCGGACCGGACGGATCAAACCGGAATGGTTTTTTAAAAAATCAATCCGGGCAAAAGAGACGGAAGCCGAGCAGAAAATGAATCAAGAGATAAAGAGAGTGTTTACGAAATTGTCAATTTAAAAAAACAGGATTATGAGCAAGACAAAAGGAGATTACATCGAGGGAAGAGACATCATGCTGTTTGTCAATAGCGGAGCAACCGAATCAGACCCGACATGGGTAAAGACAGCGGCAGCCACAAGTCATACGATTTCTTACAGCGGCGAGACCAAGGAGCGTGTGACAAAAGACACCGAAAACGGCGCATTTAGCCAAAAGAGCGTGACAAAACTGTCCTGCACCATCACTTGCGAGGCGTTAAAGACGTTTGACGCTGACATGGGATACGACACACTGTTAAAGCAAATGAAACTGCGCAAGCCGGTTAAGCTCAAATATGGCTACACCGAAAGCGAAACGGGAACATCGTATGAAGAAGGTTTGTTTGTTATCACCAACTTGGAGGAGAGTTCCCCGGCAGATGATGATGCGACTTATTCGGCAACGTTTGAAAATACAGGCAACGTGGAAACAAAACAACAGGCGTAAAAAATGAAGAAAATAGAAATCAAAGGCAAAGAATATCCGTTCCGCCTCACGGTAGGAGCGATGGTGGCATACAAGCGGGAAACTGGTGAAGATTTTTCCAAGTTTGCCGGTGAGGACATGGAGAAGTTAGGGGTGATTATTTATCATGGCGTCAAATCCGCTTGCAAGGTGGACGGTGTTGATTTCCCATTTAATTCCGCCGACGAGATAATCGACTACATAGGGATGCAAGAGGCGGCGGAACTGCTGGGAGGAGATGCAGAGGTGCAAACGGACGGCGAAAAAAAAAGCTAACGATTTCCGAGCTGGTTGCCATATCGGTAGGCAAAGCAGGGATACCGATAGCGGACGTCTATGCGCTGGAGATTGATGAGTTGTCGGAGATATTAAGAGCGTGGAGTGACAAGGAGGATGCGGAGCACAAGGACAGATGGGAGCGCACCCGTTTTTTAGCCTTGACCGCCCTCCTTCCTTACCAGAAGAAAGGGAAACGGCTAAGGCCTACGGATATAGCAAAATTCCCGTGGGATAGCACTCACGACAAAACAACTTCGGATGATCTCGAAAGAATCAGTGCCCTATTCGGGGAGGATTAATACTTTAATCATCATCGTCGTCATCACAATCCCTACGAAAAAGGTTATGACCTGTAAGAGTCCACCATATTTCATCGAGCAGGAAAAGGGGGAACGCAATACATAGCCCCCATGATATAATCCGCACGATTGTTTCAAGGATAAAAATAAAAAAAGATTCCATTCCAAAATGTTTAATGTTATAAGCAAAAATAGATGAATAATCTCAGATATACAATAAAATTAGACACTAAATCAGGATTGCTTCCGCAGTTAAAGATTATTAAACAAGAGATGGATGGTGTGACACGTTCTGTCAAGGAAGCCGGGGGGCAGTTCCAAAAATTGACAAATATCTGCAACGAGCTTAAAAACATAAAATTCAGCACGATTGTTTCCAATGTTAAAGATACGGCTGAATCCTTAGAAAAAATAAGCGCAGCCGGAGTTGAGTTTGAGCAGGGAATGGCAGATTTGCAAGCGATTACCGGCATCGTGGGGAAAGACCTTGAAACAATATCCAAGACCGCAAGGAGGGTAGGAAAGGAATCCGGATTAGGAGCAAAAGGCGCTGTTGATGCGTTTACTTTGTTGGCGTCTCAAATACAGATAGACAAAATAGGATTAAAGGGCTTGATACAACTGCAAAAAGAGACGATCACATTAGCCCAGGCAGGCGGGATGACCCTTTCCGATGCTGCGACGGCAATGGCGGCAACCATCAACCAATTCGGGCTGGAGGCAACCCATGCAAACAGGGTGGTCAACGTGCTGGCGGCTGGATCCAAGTATGGAGCGGCGGAAGTTACAGATTTGGCACAATCCTTTAAGGTAACGGGTGCGACGGCGGCAGCGGCAGGACTGTCGGTGGAGCAGACGGCAGGAGCGTTGGAGGTGTTGTCGCAAAGTAATGTAAAAGGATCGGAAGCGGGAACGGCTTTAAGAAACGTGATTTTAAAATTACAGACCACTTTAGGTATGGATCTGTCGAAAGTAGGGCTGGCGGATGCGCTTGATTCGCTGAAGCCTAAATTAAAAGACGTGACCTATCTTGCAAAGGTGTTTGGATCTGAAAACATAGCGGCGGCACAATACCTTATCACAAACGCAAAAGCGGTGGAAGAGATGACCATGGCGGTAACGGGTACAAGCGTCGCACAAGAGCAGGCGGCTATACGCACAAATACATTAGCGGAGCAGACTAAGCGCATACAGGCAAATATAGACGATTTTAAAATAACCCTTTTAAATATATCCGGGGGGCTTTTTGGTTATGCGTCTGCGGTTGGGGAGACGGCTGTGATGATCTCACAAAGTTTACCTTTACTTTTTTTATTTAAAGGCGCAATAGCTACTACTGCAAAAATCGTAGGCGGCGGGATTGTCATTGCGTTTGTCAAACTGACGGCTGCCGCAAAAGCCTCCGTGGCTGCCATGCAAGGCGCATTGGTGGCTGCTAAAGCTTACTCGTTGACGGCTCAGTTTATGGTCGGCATATTCGCCACCTTGCCGGGCAGGGTGCTTGCATTTACAAAGGCGTTGACCCTGCAAAAGGTAGCAACCTATGCGGCAGCGGCAGCACAAAAGGTGTTAAACATCGCATTAATGGCAAACCCGGTCGGGATTGTAATAGCCGGTATCACCACTTTGGTGGCAGCATTGGTGATGGCTTACAAACATTGTGAGCGGTTTAGGCGTCTTATCGATAGCTGGGTAGAGGGCTTTAAAGGTTTGGCAAGTTGGATAGGCAAGGCATGGGACGCGGTCAAAAAGTTTTTTGGATTTGGGTCGGAGATGGAGGAGACGGCGGGCGAGACAGCGGAAGCCGCTTCTGCGTTTGGCAATTTGCAAGATGCACTAAAAGGTTCTCAAGATGTTTTGACGGACAACAAAGGGGCAAGCCTTGACACGATAGGGGGTCTTAAACAAAAAATTAAAGAGCTGAGCGATGCGCAAGAAAAGGCATCTTTGTCGCAAGCCATCAACCTTGAAAAAGAGATAGCATTATACAAAGAGAGGTTAAACCTCCTACAGCGGTCGATTGCTGTAGGAGCGTCAGGACATTTAGGCGATACAAAATATAAAGAGGAGTTAAAGACACCTCAAACAAGAGGCGTGGATGCTCCACCATCGCTTGACATACCTATAAATTTTGAGGTCAGTGAGAACAAAATAAAAGAGAACCTTATGAAAATGCGGCAACAGTTTTCCGACTCGATCGAGGAGATGGTTGTCTTTTCGGAGGAGCAAATCAACGGCCTTGTCACTTCCGCTTTTTCCGGATTGGGCGAGGCGATAGCATCCGGCAGCCCTTTGGAGATGCTGAAAAGGATGTTGATAACCGTCATGGACATGCTGCAACAATTCGGATCTGCATTGATAGCAGCCGGAGCAGCATCAGAAGCATTAAAGGCAGTCGCATGGTCGGGAGTGGGCGCAATCGTGGCCGGAGGCGCATTGGTGGCTGCAACGGCGGCAGCAAAGGCGGCTTTGAGCCGGGCGACAGCCTTTGCGGAGGGCGGCATCGTGAGCGGTCCGACCTTGGCACTCGTGGGCGAGTATGGCGGGGCATCCAGCAACCCGGAGGTAATCGCACCTTTGGATAAATTACGCTCCCTGATTGACACGGACAGGGCTGACGGCGGTGTCGGCGAGGTGCGGTTTGAAATCCGGGGCGATGTGCTGGAGGGCATTTTAAAAAAGGTAAACAATAGGAGGAGACGGACACGATGAGCATGGGCAAACGATACATAGGCGGGTTTTACTCTGTCGCCAACACCCTTTACAGGGTCGAGATTTGGCAGGAGGGTTACGGCGGTGCGGCTGCCAATGTCGCTTTTGGCGAGTCCCCGGTCACGATCGAGTGGCAAGAGGTGGACAAGTTGGAGCCGGTCATGAGCAGCAGTGCAAAGTTGCAGCTCTTTAGCGACTCGGACAGGCAGTTTGTAGACCTTTATACCATCAAGGCGGGCAGCGTGCGGATGGACGTGTACCGCAGCGGGTCGCTGTATTGGTCGGGCACGCTGGATCCCGAATTGTACGAGGAGCCGTTTGCTTACAAGGACGGCTATGTCGTGTCGTTGTCGTTTGCGGACTTTGCCATTTTAGACCGCCTCAATTACACTTTGGGCGGGTTCAGGACGCTGCGGCAGCTGTTTGCGCATCTGGTCGAGTCGTCCTGCATCCGGCATAACGGCATATTTTACTACATAGGCACAAAGCTATTCGGCACGAGCAGCGAGACGCTGATAGATGCGATAGCGGTGCAAAGCCAAAACTTTTACGACGAGGACGGCGATGCGATGAGCTTGCGCAAGGTCTTGGATGAGACCCTGCGCCCTTTTGCCCTGCATTTAGTGCAAAAAGGTGGCAATATCTACCTGTACGATACGGACACGCTGCTTAAAAACAAGACAGCGACAGCGGTTAATTGGAGCTCGGATGATGCGGTCTTGTCGGTCGATAAGGTGTATAATGACGTCAAAGTAACCTTTTCGCCCTACGAAAAAACGGACATTTTAAAGGCTGACGTCGATGCGGACAGCGTGGGCGGCGGCCAAAAGCTGACAACATGGTTCAGCACGGCGGCGGAAGCGGACGAGATAGGTTTTTACACGCACCTCTCCGACACGGGCAAAGGGGTGGACAAGCACGCAGACGCCAAATATTTTAAAATCGAGCCTGTTTACTCGGGGAGCAAGGAGGCAGGAGTGGCATGGACGGCGGAGACCTTTGCAAGCCGCAACTCCGGCGTGTATGTCAACTACATCAAAGAGCCTACTTACAACATAGGTGGCATTTTATTGACGTCAATAAAAAGGCCTTACCTGTCAAGCGTGCCTGCATCGGACAAATACAAACTCAAGTTGTCCTTGTCCATGCTTTTTGACCCCCGATACAACCCCTTCGAGGAGAGCTCGACCACCAATGAGGAGGGCAATTGGAAAGACCAGCAGAACCGGGCTAATTTTGTCTACGTGCCTTTTAAATTGACGGTGCGGAACGACAGCGGCGTAGCCCTGTACCACTATGACAACAAAGGGGTTAAAAACAGCAGCAGCTTTGCACGCCCCGGCTCTTTGGCTTTGTGGCGGACGGGGGAGGCATCGTGGGGCGATGCGTGGCTTTGCTGGTACCAGGGCAACCGCAAAAACGAGTCGGGCATTGGAGGATGGCAGGTAAACAAGCAGTCAATCGGCTACTATCGGGGAAACTTGCCCACCATCTTTGACAAACTGGGCAACGGGGAGCTTATCAGCCTGCCCCCTGTGGGCGGTTATCTGGAGCTGCAGATAGGCACGGGCGTGGTGGCATACGACTATGGCAAGGAGGTAAAAGAGTCGGTTTACTCGCAATGCCGGTGGCTGCTCTACAAAGACGCCGCAATCGACGTTGTGCAGCATACAGGCTCGTCCATCTCCGCACAGGATATAGAGACAAAAGCGTGGCTTAACCGTGATGCAAAGGAGGGTCTTAAAATAGATACAAAATTGGGTTGCATGGACAGTCCGTCCCCGGCAGCGTTGGGACAGTTGTTTAAGACATCCGACTTTTCAGCCTGCAACTCGTTTTGGCGGGCTGGCAACACGGACACGTTGGAGAGGTTGATGATAGGCACTATCTATAGCCAATATGCCGAGCCGCTTAAAAAGCTGGGCGGGGAGGTGGATATATTGACCGACTTTGGCATCTATACGGACAAAAACGAGCCGGGCAACTATATTGTTTTGGCGGAGTCGCAGGACTTGCGCAACGACACGGACAGCATTGTGATGGTGCAAGTATTAAACGACAATTATACAGCAGTCAAATATGAGTAAAACGTACAATTACCAGGTTAAAAAGGTGGCAGCGACACCTCGCAATCAGCGGTTGACGGACGGCATACAAGCCGCAGCGGCAACCGGAGGGGCTGTATATGCCGCCGACAGCGCACCTCAATATTGGGAGTTGGTGACCGTTGACGCAAACGGCAACGCTTTGGAGGAGGCAGGGTATTACCTGAGACCTGTGCAGGGCAAGCATATTGTCGTGCCCGGGGATGTCACGGCAAACGCAACGGAGGACGATATAAACAGCTTGCCTGTCGCATCCGACTACACGACCACCGGGTTGTTCAGGGCCAAACAGGGCGGCGGGCTGCTTTATGACACGGCAACTAACGGGTGGTACGTCAACCCCGATTTTGCCGGGGGCGGAGTCAACTTTACGGTCGGCGAAGGGCTGCAAATGTCGGTCGATAATGAGCTTAGCGTCAAGTACGGCACGATAGCCGGCACGGCTTGCCAGGGCAATGACACACGGTTGTCGGATGCCCGCAAAAACCCCTATAAATTGTCGTGGAGCGGCGGCGAATATGACGGCAGTGTGGAAAAGACGCTGCCGAGCTTTTTGACAGTTAATGATTTAAGCGGCTACGTCAAAAAGACAGGAGACGATATGAGCGGTCCCCTGTTGATGACCCTGAAAAGACCTTTTAGCACTGATACTTATAAAATCAATATCGGGGCTAATATCAACGGGGAAATGAACCCTTATATCAGCATCTTTGGTAATACGTATGCTAAACTACATGTAAATAAGGGGTATACAACAAGCTCGGATTGGACTGATTACGGCTCTACTACTATTATTTGCAGTGGTGATTATCTAATCCGCACGAACAACACAGCATCGAACGATTTTAAATTTACAGGCAAAAACTTTACAGCTCCGGGCGATGTCGTGGCGAATAGTACTACGACATCATTTACAAGCGTCGTCCCTGTTGCGGACAATACGACTTACGGTCTTGTCAAGTACGACAATTTGACAATCAAAAAAAACAGCAGCGGGCAGCTCTATTGCACCGTGCAAGGAGGCGGAAGCACCGGAGTCGTTAAGTATTGGAGACCGTCCGTCAATACAAGCGGATTATTGTCATGGACGCTCAGCGAGAGCGAATCAACCCCCTCGTCCGTCAATATCAAGGGACCGAAAGGTGACCCGGGGGCGACCGGGGCGAAAGGGCAAGGAGTCACTTATCAGTGGAGCGGAACTCAGCTAAGACTTGGTACGATTAATAGCAGCGGAAATGTTAGCTGGGGGTCTTATGTGGATTTGAAAGGACCGAAAGGCGACCCGGGTAGCGGTGGAGGAAGCGGCTCGTGGAACGGTGGAACTGTGACGAACCCTATCATGGCAAAGGCTTCAAACTCAACTCAATGTCGCATTTATGGAAATGATATATCTACGTATTCCCCAAGCAGTTACAATCAACGATTGTGGCTAAATTATACTTGCCAGAGCTCCAATGCTGAAATCTATATCGGGAATGGAGACAATAAAGGAACGCAAGTTGCAACAATAAATTCGGGTGGAAACGGTAAGATATTAACTAAAAACGGCACAGGGTCACTTTCAGACAAAAGACTCAAAACCATATTTGAAAGGAAAGAGGATATTTTAGGTAAAATACAGTGTATAAATGTATATGAATATACAAGAGTTGATGACGAAAATAAAATTTTGCGGGTTGGTGTCATAGCGCAAGAGGTTGCGAAAACTTTCCCTACGATTGCTGTAAGGGATTTCGTTGATGATACAAACAATGAACAATATTATACTGTCGATTACGCTACCCTCGGGGCTGTCGTGGCAATCGGAGGCTGTAAAGAGCTATACGCAAAATATAAAGAGCAGCAACAAACTATTGACGATTTGCAATCAAAACTCGCCTTGCTGATGCAGGAGGTCGAGAGGATGAAAGGAGGTGCGGTATGAACATACCTAAGACGAATATACGACAATTATATCATGTGGCTTGCACTATAGGCGAAGTGGTCAACGGTAAGCTGGAGACACGGCTATCCAAGCTGTGCACCTCCGACAGGATAAACATTTGGAGCAAATATAAGCCAGTCATCCATCATTTTACAGACCGCCCGACCGACTGGTGGAAGGGTGCGCTGCTGGATTGCGGCATTTCAATAAAACAGCACAGTTCTCCCAATGATTTATATAATTCATTAAAGAACGGAGAAAAGCAATATTTCCATAATAAACCAGCAAATAATTATCGCCTCGGTGATTTCGCAGGATATAATCCGGCGGCTTTACCAGTGCTTAGGGACTCCCCGATTCCCGGAATAATATATCAGTCTGCTACCAGTATGACCGTAACAGCGATATATAAAAATGGCAATTATGAAGATTATGAAATTCCTCCGACAGACATATTTGACGGATTAGATACGGAATGGTATTTTGGATTGGCTATAGTGAGAGGGTCTACAGTGTATTGGATGACAAATAGCACAGCAGGTAATATGTCAGTTACTGCTCCAGTTGCTGGCTATACTGATACAGTATTTACTACAGGTACTGCACAGGTTTTTACATTCATATCTCAGCGTAGAAAACCAAGTTTTAATTCTTCCGCCGAAGGCCCGACAAAATTCTACGCTTTGCCGATGGGGGACATTCGTCCTATGTCAATCAAGTCTTCTACGGTTGAAGGGCATGTACAAGGAGTATATGCAAACGGAGTATTGACATATACAGTTAGAATCAAGAATGTAACAGGAAGTAATGAAATTATCAATCAATGCGTTGTCCATGTGGCAGACACATTCGGAAATACTGTTTATTACATTGATAAATTTGATACAGGCTCTCTTGGACCGTATCAAGAGTGGACGTTTACCAAAGAACATGCTAACGAGAATTTGCCATCAAGTGGCAAACTTGTACTATATGTCAATTATATAGTTAAAGCAGAGGTAAATTACCTTATCATGTATGAGTAATTAATTAACTAACTAAAATAAATAGATATGAGGAGCATAAGGATAGGTAACGACATAGCGATACAATGGAAACTCAATCTTGTTGGCGGAGATGCTTACAACCTTGAGGGCAAGGACTTAAAGCTCATTGTCACTACGATAACAAGGGCAAACGAGGTAAAAGGTTTTTCTGTCAGCGGTAATGTGCTGACATGGGTTTTTTACGGGAAAGACCAAAAAACAACAGGTCCACACACCCTGACGCTTGTCGAAAATCAGGGCAAAGAGGGGATGGTGACGGTCGATGTATGCTCTCCGTTCCGGCTCGTGTCAAGGTCGTGCGTGTCAGACGGAGGGTGCGGCAACGTGTCAATCGAATCGCTCGCCCTTGAATCAACAATCGACCTGTCTAAAATCAAGCCCGTCATACCCGTAATAGGCGACAACGGGAACTGGATTGTTGATGGTGTTGACACAGGAGTAAGGGCGGAGGGCAGGGACGGCACGTTTGCTTACCCGAAGTTTTACATCAACCCGGATACAGGTATCCTCAAAGCGGTTGCCCCGGACTACTATCAAGGAGACGAGATTAAGATAGATGCGGATGGATATTTAAAAATGATAATATGATGGTAACAAAAGAGGTAGTATTAGGCAAGGTGGCGGTTGTCGGCAGAAAGACCTACAACGCAAGCACGCAGTATCATGTGCTCGATATCGTAGCAAAGGACGGGCAAAGCTACATGGCACTGAAAGACAACGTAGGCATTGATCCATCAACCGACAGTCTCGAAGGCACTTGGATGCTGCTGGCTAAGCGAGGAGACAGCTGGTATGAGATGTGTGTCAGGACTGGCAGGTTTGAAGGCACGGAGGAGGAGTTTTTAACGCAGAAGCAACAGCAATTTGACGAGCTGGTACGAGCTACGGAAGCTGCAAATAATGCAGCGGAGGCGGCACGAGCCAACCTCGAAGAGGTCAACAAGCTGTACAAAGAGATTTTGCAAGGCGAGGCTGAGCGTACAACAGCGGAGCAGCAGCGCAACGAAGCCGAGGCGGCAAGGGTGCAAGCAGAGTCGGGGAGGGCAGCGGCAGAGGCGGCAAGGACGGAAACGGAAAAGGAACGAGTGTCATCAGAGGTTGACCGTGCGAGCAATGAAACCTTGCGGGTCGAAGCGGAGCAGCAGCGCATTGCAGCGGAAGCGGAAAGGGAAAAAGCGGAGCAAGCGAGGGTCGAAGCGGAGGGGAAAAGACAAGCGCAGCTTGACGGAGTGACCGAAAAGGCAACGCAAAACGCAGGGGATATCGAACGTTTGATAGAGGCGAGAGACAGGGCAGGAAGGATGGAAGCAATCAGTATGGACACGCAGGAATGGCCGACAATATGCGGTCTGCCAATCACGGTATTTGCGGTAGACGCCCCATCGGTAGCACCGGATTTCGCAGGGCAGATATATATGGATTTAGCTAAAAGAAAGGTTTACATGGCATTTGGGGCAAATAGTGTAAGCGACTGGGTTGTATTAAATTGATTTTATTATGGGCGACAAGATTAGACGATACCCGAAGGTGGGTGACATATTTTTTATCAAGGACGGAAGTAAAATGTTTGTCAGTGGAGCGGACGTGACAAATGAAGAGGCTGACGCATTACAGGCTGTTGGCGTTGTGTATGACGTGTTCGGCAAGCTGTATGATGTTGTAGCAGGAGTTAATGATAAGACGTTTAGGTGGTCGGAGGCGGCAGATTACGAGATTGAGGCAATCCCTGCCGAATCGGCTGAGTGCGAGGTCAGGTTGCATGATAAGGTTGTCGGCAACTTTAGCTACACAAAATCGGACGGGACAAAGGATGAGTTTGTGTCGCAGCTGAACACGTGGTTATCGGTAAATGCACCGAAATGGGAGGCGTACATGGACGGGGAGACAGCCGTTTTGCAACTGTCTGATTACACGCTTTATGAGAGTGCCTGTTCGGTAGCTGGCTGCAAGCTGCGCAAGCGTGTAGGCGAGGAGTTGGCAGACAGCACGGTATCCACTACACGCAATCAGATATTGCAAAAAGCTATTTATAACGGGATATGCAGAGCAAGGCTTGGTGAATGGGCTGAAAAGAGTACTGATAAAAATAACAATCCCGAATCAAGGATGGATGGCGAGACGAGGCTATTTATTACTTATCCTTGCTCTCGAGCATACTATGACGGGGATTTTGGGGACGGTTTAAGGGCGCACTTTTCGACATATGAGGATTATCTCGATGCTTGCATGGTGAGAGCCGCAGAGCCGGACAGGGGAGTCGGCATTATGCGATACAGGGATGGTAAGGAGCTGGCAGACAGGCTACTGTCAAAAAAGCTACTGATAAGAGGCGTGGAAACATATGCTTATCCTGGTGCGGTGTGGGCTAATCAGTATGACTGTGGAGTAGACGGATATGGCCCGGGAACGTTCCATCAGGCTGGATTTAGCGAATTAGGGCGATTAATGAGAGACATCACAAAGGACACAAAGCAGCCGATCGACCCTGTTAATATAGCCCTCGGGGTGCGAAAGGGTTGGAGTCAAATCAGCAGCACCGCTCATCGTTGGTCATGCGGCCGTTCCTACGCCAACGACGCTTGGTGCTCGGGCGGCTACGGGGTATGCGACCGCAACAGCTTCAACTATCGCTTTGCGGTGTCGGCTGTGGCCCGCTTTAAACTCGATTAAATATTAACATTGCGTCCGTGCTACGTCACGGGCGCATTATCACCAAAAAAATGGCACGGAAAATAGACAAATCAGGCATCTACGTGGATGCTCAAAACTTGCTAAGGACGATTTATAAAGCACAATTTGAAATACCGAAGCGGGATCGTCCTGTTTTAGTAACCCGCATGTTGGATCACACTGAGGCTATCATATCAAACTTTGCATTGGCATACCGTGAAGACAGACTTGTCGATAAGCGTAGGTATGTTGACGCTATGTCAGCCCATTTCGAAGCCCTAAAAGTGGAGATACGCATGGTAGTGGACGGAGAAGCGAAGATGCTTAAAGTGCCCGGACTTGTGAATGAGATAAAGGAATTGACAGTAAAACTACATGAAGGCATAGAAAAATGGCGCAACAGCATGGTGATATCGGAATAATCCGCTCGGCAAGAGTCGCACACCAGAGGTGCGACCACGTCCGGAAATATAAAAGGAGTGTCTGCCATCATTTATGGCTACGACAGCAAGGACACCCATACAGCGGCACCGCTAATCGTTGGTCATGCAGCCGTTCCAGCGCCTGCTACGCTTGGTACTCGAACGGCTACGGGGTATGCGACAACAACAGCTTCAACTATCGCTTTGCGGTGGCGGCTGTGGCCCGAATTTGTATGACAGGGAGATTATGGTAAGGATAGAGGATTTATATACTGTATATTGGCTTGCCCGTGCGAACAAGCGCAGGAGCGAGGACGCCGTGCTCTTCGAGCTTGATTACGAAGCGAAGCTGGACAAGCTGCTTTCCATGATCAACGAGCGCACCATGCGATGCGACCATAACTATGCCTTTATTTCAAAATATCCGCAGCCCAGGGAGGTGTTCGGAAGCGAGTTCGAGAGCCGCATGATACAATGGTACGTTGTATGGAGGATGTCGGACATATTCGAGCGTGAGCTTTCCGGGCGCACCTTCAACAACCGCATCGGCATGGGCGTCGAAGCTGCGGTCAACAACGTGATAGATGACATACGGACGGTCAGCTGCAACTTTACCCGGGCGGCATACGCAATCCAATGGGACTTGCAGGGATGCTTCCCTAATGCCGACTGCGGCATTGCTTACGGCATATTGAGGAGGCTTATCGAGCGGTACGAAGGCGAGGACAAGGAGGATTTGTTATGGATGTCTATGATTGCAATACATGCAAATCCGCAATATCACTTTTATCGCAAGAGCTCGATCGAGGAATGGGGATTAATCAAGCCCGGGAAAAGCATATTAGACAAGGACTATGGGATTGGAGGCGTAATAGGCTTCCTGATATGGCAGGTGACGATGAACCTGTATTACAGCGACATAGACCATTGGGCGGTTGACGATATGGGGCTATTTTATACAAGGTTCATGGACGATACTGCATTGATAGTTGAGAACAAAGAGGCTGCGTTGGCCTTGTTGCCTCTCTTCCGTGAGAGGTATAGGGCTGTCGGCTCAACGATGCACCCGAGAAAATTCAGCTGTCAGGAGGTGGCAAAAGGCGTTAAATTCCTTGGGTGTTACATCAAAGGTGACAGGGTTTACATAGCGGGTCGAACGCTTCGCAAGGCGAAGGCGAGAATCGGGGAGCTAAACACCTGCAAGGGCAAGCTTGGCAAGCTGGATCAGTTCGTCAGCACGATTAACTCGTATTTGGGCTTGCTGAAAAACAAGAACGAGTTCCGCAACATCGAGCGGCTTTGGGACATGGTAGGCGGAGGATGGAAAGCTTACGTGGACATGGACTGGGACAGGCTGTGCGTTGTGGCGAAGGACGGGTATAAACATAACGATTTTATTGACTATAAATTTAGGAGGATTTATGCATGAAAGATTTGGAACTGGAAATCAACGGACGGGAGAAGAGGATCATCGAGGCGAGAAACCTGCTTAACGGCATGGACTATAAGCTGCTGCGTGAGCTTGACGGTGGCGAGGCGATGGACGCTGAGACCAAGAGGCTGCGCAAGGAGGCGAGGGAGACGATCAACAGGCTTGAGCAGGAGATATGCGCACTGAGGGAGGAACAGGAGGAGTCGGAAGCGGAGGCGTTAATCATATAAATCACCACGATGATGGAAGAAGGATTATTGGCTACGCTTAGCATGCTGTCTGATGTCGCAGGAGGCATCGTGACAGCCGTAATAATACCCCTTGCTGGATATTGGGGGTACAGGGAGTATAACAAGCGCAAGGCGGAGGCTGAGGCTAAAAAAGCAGAGGCTGACACCATAACGCAATATGCGGCAGAGTGGAAAGAGCTGTACGAGAAGAAGGAGATACGTGTAGAACAGCTTGATGCAAAGATAGACTCGCTGTATGCACAAATGGACGAATATCGTACAAGGGTAAGGGCGTTGACAAAGCAGAACACGGAGCTTGTGATCAAGAACAGCGCATTAGAGTTCCGCAAATGCAACAAGCACGGATGCCCGGACCGGGAGCCGCCGAGCGAGTTTTAGTATTTAATTAATCATAATCGAGTTATTAATCAAACCAATAGAGGATTTTATCATGAAGAAAAAAGCAAGAGGATTAAGGAACAACAATCCGGGGAACATACGTATCAACGGGGACCTGTTCAGGGGCGAAATAAGACCAAGCACGGACAAGTCTTTTAAACAGTTTGAGACGCCCGCATACGGCTACCGGGCTATTTTTAAGATATTGCGCAACTATCACACCAAGTACGCACTGTACACAATCCGCAAGATGATCACACGCTGGGCCCCGGAAAAGGAGAACAATACGGCAGCTTACATCGATGCCGTATCGGGTTATGCCGGGATCAAGCCGGACGACCCGATAAACATCAACGACCGTGAGCAGATGATAAGGATTGTCGCAGGCATGAGCAAGGTCGAGAACGGGGTCGAGGCGGTAATGACTGACGTTATCAAAGGGTGGAATCTGTTATGAGGCTGTTTTGTATTACAATATCGTTAGCCTTGTGCCTGTCCGGTTGCCGCACGCATATAAAATACGTGCCAGTCGAGAGCAGGCACGATTCAGTCTACATAGACCGTCTTGTTCCATACCCTGTACCTGCCGACAGTGCGACAATAAGGGCGTTGGTGGAATGCGATGAGAGGGGCAAAGTCGTATTGCGGTGGCTTGACATGGCGAACAGCCGGAATGTGGATTTGCAATTCAAACTCGACAGCTTGGGGCATGTGATTGCTGACATGAGGATAAAGAAAGACACCTTATATCTCCCGTCAAGGGAAATATATGTCGATAGAGATGTTGAAGTCCCTGTCCCGGTAGAAAAACAGCTTACCAAATGGCAGCAGGTTAAAATAAACTACGGGGGCAAGGCTATCGGGCTGCTTGCCGTGGCCGTGTCCGTTGCCATCTATTACGGGTTAAGGAGATACAAAATCATGAAATAACAGGAGGGAAATATATGGAGAGGGGCGACAAAAAGATGCCCCGTCCGCAAATCCACAAGGCGACATTCTTTTGCAGAGGATATGGGCTGCGCAATCTGTTTCAGGGGCTTTTACCTTAAAAACAGGGGCGCAGCCCTTTTTGTTCACAAGAGAGTGTTAAAAAAATGAAGGAAGTGCGAAGATTTTACAAAGAAGTGGTTGAAGCCGTGTGCGAGGAACTGGAATTGGACCCCGTGGCGGCTTTTTCGACAAACAGGGAGAGGTGCGTGGACGCAAGGGGATTGATTGTGTGCCTGCTGGCAAAGCGCATCCCGGACGGGCTGATAAGCGCACTGACAGGATTGACGAGGCAGGCTGTCAACAGGCTCAAAAACATATACCCGGAGCGGATAGAGCATAGCTTCTACCTGTTAATGGCGTTCAGGAATGCGAGAAACAAGGTAGCAACGCACTCGCAATGAATAATTTACATATCAATCCCGTATTTTCCAACTTTGTAATGCGGTCGATATTGGCCGTAATTCTTAATTATCAAAAAATATGGAAGCGGAAAAGATTATTTGTTGTGACGGAGGACGGAGCAACGACGCATTGGCCTATGCGGCTATGGCGAACGCAAACAGAGACGACAACGCCATGAACCAATGGATGAACAATCCGTTTGCTTACATCATGTTTATGGCCATGTTCGGCAACGGTGGCTTCGGCTGGGGAAACCGTGGAAACCAGTTACAGGATGCCGAAATTCAATCCAAGCTGAATCAGCTCAGCACGCAACTCCAAGACGGCAACAACACCAACCTGTTGATGGACGCCATCAAGGGGAACACGACCGCATTAGGACAGCTTGCAGGCAACCTTAACTGCGATTTCAACCAATTGCAGAGCGGCGTGTGCGCCGTACAGGCAGCCATCCAGCAGGTCGGAGGCAAGGTGGGATGCTCTGCAGAGCGTGTCATCAATGC